TCACATATCACAGCTGATTTTCCAGCCGGTTTCAGGTTTGCCCGCCTCAGGATTAGCCCTTCCGTCGCCACACATTGCCAGAGCGGCGTCTGTGCGCAGCGCCACACGCCGGATCAGGCCATGCTGAAAAACTTTCTCCGTGCCGGCTTCGCAGACCGCCCTCTGCGCCTGACTCAGCCGCAGGATAACCCCCCGCGCGTCGGCGCGGCGGGCAGCCAGGCGCGTGCGCGGCCCCATTTGGCCATCCACCGCAACCGCGAGCGCCGCTTGCAACAGCCGCACGCTCGCCCCAACCCCGGCATTCACCGCCTGGTCGAACACCATGACATCAAGGCCGGCAGGCAGCTCGTCACCGCTGACCGGCTGCCAATAATCGCGCCGGTAGATCGCATCCGCTGCCTCTGGCGTGAGGTCACGAAGATTCAGATGCGGATAGGAAGCCGCCGAGAGGCCGAAATTCGTGCCTTTGAGAAGGCCGACGCCGATCTCGCCGCCGGTCCAGTTGCCGCGATCTTCCGGATTCATGGTGAACCCGCCCTCACAGCGCAGCGTGAAGCCGATACAGGCATTGAAATTCATAAGCAGGTTTCCGCTTGTTTCGTGAGATCCAGCGCATAGGCGGCGACGACAAAGCCGGCGGCGAAGAAACTGCGGTGCATAAGCTTCGCCTCGCCCCACGATGTGCATGTGGTCAACGCGCCGTCGTAATTGTCGGCCCAAACGGCGTGATAGCCCCACGAACCAGGCGTACCGCCCGCCGCCCATACGAGCTGATTCTGCTGCGCAAGGCCCAGCGCCAGAACCAGAAAAATGCCGCCTGCACTGCTGACGACATGACGAATATCCGCTTCGGATTGCGGATCGATTGGAGTTGCCTGCTTCAGCCTATAGGACGCAATCGGGTTTTTGCGCCACCATGCGAACAGCGCCTCCGGATCAGTCCCTCGGTCAGTGGCGGGGTGGAGCGCCGTGTAACCGGTGATCTGACTGTAGAGCGCCACAGCGAGATCATTGGAGATTTTCGGCCCGGAAACGCCGGCCCTGGCCATCGCCGTCTGCACGGCATTGCAGGCGGTGGTTTCCACGCAATCGCCGATGACGTCATTATGCCCGGCCACGCGCGGCGTGCCCAAAATCCGGCTGTAAGCCGCCGGCGGCAGAACCATTGCGGCGCGCCGGGAGCCAGGCTCAGGCGCCCCGTGCCACCGGCACCCCAATTTCATCGCCGCAAGCTGGTGAGGAAGCAGCATGTCAGGCACCCAACACTTTCAGCGCCTGGCTCGCGCTCATCTTCGGCTTGACCGCGCCAACGCTGACGGCCGAAACGGCCTCGCCGAGCGCCAGCACGGTCTGCAGCGCGTCCACGGTGGTGACGATGTTGGCGGCCAACGAACCTACCAAACTCGTCGCCACCACCACCACGTCGTTCATCAGGGATTTGGAGTCGCTCTCGAACGCGGTGACAGCGGCGGGCACGCTGCTGACGCTGAAGGTCAGCGTGGCAACACCCTTGTTCGCCGTGTTCAGCGCCGCGACCTGCGCCGCCATATCGGCGACAACGGTGTTGATCTCCTCAACCTGGGCCGCGCCCAGCGTTGTGCTGATCACTGGCACGCTCAGCAGCGTGGTCACGCCGTTCTTCGCGGCGGTGGCGTAGGCCTGCAACGTGTTGAGGTTGAGTGTCATCGTTGTCACGCCGTTAACAGTCGAAATCGAGCAGGCACCGAGGAACACGGCTGTGCCCATCAGCGGCACGGTGGTCAGCAGATGGCGACGGGAAATGGTCATGCTTCAGCGTTTCCTTATTTCAGTTGCGGCAGTTTCGACCGCGGCGGCGGCATCGCCGGAGGTCAACGCCCGGCGCCAGCCTTCCTTGAGAATAGCCGCGCCGAGGCCGGATAGGACGAGCCCGGCCAGCATCAGATCGTGGCCAGTACCGGGCGGAATGGCATAGCCAAGACCGGCCAGAATCGCAGCGATGCCGGCATAGGTACTTGGCTCGGAAAACCGAGCAATCAGCGTCTTCATCAATGATTTCCTTAGGGAATAGGAAGAAGAAGGCAACTTTTTGTGAACAAAAAGTAGCAAAAAAACTTTGTTAGTCTGGGCCGTGCTGGTTTCACCGCCATCGGCCCAAAGGAGCAAAAGTTTTTGCGCCGCTTTTTTCAAAAAGCGGCTGCTTTCTTTACATTCTAACGAACAAAATGCGTGACCATGCCGGCCAGAGCACCGCCACAAAGCAGCACCAGGCTGTCAACAATCCAGCGAAACGTGCCGAACGTGCCTTTTTGCATGGCGAGCTGTTGCGCCAGTTGCTCGTGGCGCTCCTCCTGCCGTTTGGCGCTATCGGCCATCATGGCGCCGAGAGTCCGGCCCAGCGTTTCACGGTCTCTCTGGGCATCGGTTTGCCCGTCATGAAAGATCTTAAGCATTTGTCGGTTTTGGTTGAAAAGCTCGACGATCGATGCGTCAGTGCTCTGCTGGCGCAGCAACAATCCATTCACGTCGCCACGTAACTCACCGACCTCCCGCTCCACCCCCATCTCCCTTCCCCTCGGTACGCGCTTGCGCTTTTCCGACGTTTCGCCATTGATGGGCTGGCTCATTGTGCCCTCTGGTCCGGCGCGCGTTTCGGGCTCCACCGGCTGATCTGCTCCCTCACCGCGAACGGCAGGATCACGACGCCATCCACGGCGAATGCCCACCAATGAAAGCAAAAAGGCCCGAGCAAAACCCATGAGATGCATAGGCTGGCCCGAAGATAATTCTGGGCCGTCATCGGCACGTGATTCATCACCTTCCAGCAATGTGCGTTTTGCACGAGAAACGAGAGCATGCGGCAGCCGACACAGCCCCACCATTTCCGCTCCGGTAAAGGCAAGCGCACATCATGGGGCCGGTAGCCTGCGGCGAGCGCAGTATGGGTGGAGACGGTCATGTTCGCGTCGCCGCCGAGATCGATCACGTTGAGAACACGATCCTCCCATATGCCGGCTTGAACGAGCAAAATACGGAGTTGCGCGAGACGGCCATGGATGAAGGCGCGGACGGCATCCCAGGCACGTGCAAACGCGTCCGACTCTCCTGGAAAGTTGGCCATGCAAAACCTCGAACATGAAAAGAAAAGGAAGCGCTTTTTGCAAAAAACGGCGCGTAGCGCGCTACGCGTTCACCGTCAGCGTGGCCGCCGGCAGCGTGCCTTGGTTGCTGTCCGCCACCAGATCGAGCGCCGAGACATAAGGCGCATATGCCGCCTCGAAGGCCGCGAATTGAGTCGGCGTGAAGGAGCGCGGCGTGCCGGTTGCATCCACCAGAAGCAGCGTCGTCGTGCCATTGATGAACGTGTTGTTCTTGATCAGCCAGTTGGCCTCGGCCATGATTTTGACCTGCGCCGCCAGCGTCGTGGCATAGGTTGCGCTCAGCGCGGTGCTGGTGGCAAATGTCACGGCCACGCCAGCGGCAAGATACGCTGTGGCCTGCAGTGCGAGCGGCGGTGCGACCGGCGTCGTCGGCGGCGGGAAAGCCGCCTGCACGGCAGCGGGGAGCGTGGCATAATAGGCCGCCCACCGTGCATCGGAGGCGGCCACGGTTCCCTGATTTGGATATGCCGTTTCATCCTGAGGACAATTAAAGGCGGCGACAATTGCTGTCTCGGTCGAAGCCGAAAACTGGACGTTGATGTTTGTCATGCGAAGCCTCAGAATGTATAGGAACTGATGTTGATCACGAAAAGCGGCGTGCCGCCTGTGTTTCCGTTATTGTAATAAATTGTTTGTTTGACCCCGAGCGGCATGGAAAAGGCGCAACCGATTGAGATCCCCCCTGGGGTGGATGTGCCGAAGGCTTCAAATGCGCCGACGCCATTTGCAAATTGCGCTACGTTGAATGTGAGGTTGGAGGATGCTGTGGACTGTACCGCCACGCTCCCCGCGCATGATTTTGCGTTGGGCGGAACCACGCCAGCAAGGCTCAGGCTCGTATAGGTCGCATAGATGGTGCTGGAGTTCATGGCGTTGGTCAGGCCAATCGAGATCGACCGGTCGAGCTGTGAGCCGGCAACCAACAGGCCGCTCGCATTCGTCGGCCACACGCTCACCAGCGCGGAGGCGGTATAGCCGGACGGCATGGCGGTGCCACCATAGACACTCGGTGCGACCGATGCGGTCGCGTTTGTCGCCAGCAGCGCCGTGGCGCCCGTGGTCGGGTTATAGATCGCATAAAGCGCGACATAGCCACTGTAGACCCCGCCTGACACGTCCAAGCCGCCCGCGCCGGTGGTGCCCAGGTTGATCGCTTGGCTGAAATTCGCCAGGCACCAATGAACGCCGCCAAGCGCCGTGGCAACAATCACCTCGTCGGCGGCGAAGGTCGCGGTGGACGACGCTGTGGTCACTGACATTCGGGCATTGCGCGCGCTGCTCACCACAGCGGGAAGACGCGACGGCATGCTGACGAGATTGGCCTGCAGAAACGGCGCGTTCGGGTGCGGCGCAATGTTGCTCGCGGTGATCGCGCTGAGCCCGTAAGCAACGGTCACCACGAACAGCGGCACATAGCCGTTATCGGCCGCCGGCGGAACTTGCGCGCCCGTGGCCGCCGCCGCGCCCGCCTTCACCGCCAGCGTCACGGTTTGGTTGCGCGTCGTGTTCTGCGCCACGCCGCTATTGGTCGGGCCCGCATAAGGCTGGCTCGGGTTGGCGGCGTTCACATACGGCAGCACCACGGGCGTGCCATCAGTCTCCGCAAACGTCGCCTCGATCAGATAAGCGATCGACCGGCCTGCGGTGCTGGGGGCTGCCATGCTCACGGTGGTGGGATCGAGATTGATCCCCTGCTTGACGCAGAATTCAGTGAGATCGGCGGCCAGCTCTCCATAGGCGGTGGCGTCCACAGTGGTGTATTGCGTCAGCGCGCCGGCGGAAACCTGCACCCCCATGCCCGGCACCGCGAGCGGCGCACAGGTAAAGCCGGAGGCAACCGGTGCGGTGCCGAACACCGCCTGCAGAATCGCGCCGTCAGAAATCATGGCGTTGCGCTGCGCATTGAGAAAGTCAGCGGATTTGGGAAGGGAGCCGGGATAGGCGATGGTGCGATTCATGCAAGATCCTCAATTTGAGAGATTGACCCACGCGATGGAACCGGCGGGCATCCAGGCATAGACGGCAGCGATGAGGAACGCGTCGGTGAGCGTCGGCGCCACCATGTCGTCATCGGTGAAAGCCAGCGAGCCGCTGCCGCTGGTATAGGGCGCCGCCCCACTCCAGCCGCCGAGCGCATCACCCTCAGTGCCCAGCGGGCCCGTCCAGCCACCCAGGCTCGCCGAGGCCTGCAGCGCCGGCCGATACACGGTGATGAACAGCTGATAGGGCAGAGCCAAGCTGCCCCAGGCGCCGGCACCTACCGTGCCGCTGCCATCATCCCACGCGAACAGGCCGCCGCCCTCGGTGCCGAGCGGCCCGGCCCAGCCGCCGGTGTCGCCGGTATTGGCCGGCTCGATCACGAGCGGCGCATTGCCGGTCAAGAATTCCAGCATTTCCTTCAGGGCCGGCTTGGTGCCGCGCGGCGCGGTGATCGTCCATTGCGTCCGCGCTTTGAAGGCAGCATCGGTTTCCTGGGGCAGGCGGATGATCGATGCGCCGAGATAATCATTGGCCCACAGATCCACGAAGCCACCTTGCGTGGTGGCAAGGCGCGTCTGCGCGCGGGTGAAGGCGATGAGCAGATAGAGGGCGGCCAGCGCATTGGCGATGCCGGCCAGCACGAAGTCCAGCACCGGCGTCGTGTCAGCGAACCAATTGGCGGGCAGCAGCCCGCGCAACCGCACCTGGAAATCAGCCTGATCTCCCGTCGCCATCACGCCACCGTCATGAAGCCGGCGCGCACCACCTGAAAGTCGGTCGGCACCAGGTCGGCGGTGCCCCCGTTCAAGGTGAGGCCGGAAATGTTGGTGATGGCGCTGCTGGAATCATAGGCGAGTTGGGCCAGGCGCGTGTAAGGTAGCGGCGTGCCGACACCGAGCGCGCCGATATAAGACGCCAGCGCCGCCTGCACCGCCGCCACCGCGGCGGCGTGGCTGGTGTTGGCGGCGGTGGTCAGGGTCATGCTGATATTGGCCGCCAGCGGGGTCGCCGCGACCACATAGGCGTTGATCGTCGCCGCCCGCACCGCCTGCACTGCCGTGGCCACCAGGGCGATTGTGCTGGACGGCGTGGCACCGCCGCCATCATCCACCACCACCGTGACCGTGCCCGGCGCATAATTGCCGCCGGCATCGGTGTTGTTCACCTGCGCCCAAGTGAGGTTTTGCGCCACGTCGGCCACCGCCGCATTAATCGCCGCCGGCGTGCCCTTGCTCAGCGCGCTGAACCAGAGGCCAAAGCGCGCTTTCAGCGCGGCATCGGTTTCGGCATTCATGCCATTGGTGAAGGCGTTGGCATTGGTCACCGTGTCGAGGCCCGGCGCGGAACTGGCGATCAGCCCGATCGTGCCGGCCAGCACATTGCCCGCCGTGCCCACCGCATTGTTGGTGACGGCGACATTCAGCGTCGCCACGCCGGAGGCCAGGTTGAACCAGCCCTGCGTCGCGCCGCTCGGGTCCGCCTGATAGGCGGCATTGCTGGTATCGAGATCGACCGTGAAACTGTGCGTGCCGTCATTGGTCTTCACCAGCGTGCCGACCGGCACCTGCACAGCTTGCGTCGCGGTGTAGCGGCCGAGCGTCACCGGGCCCGACGAGGCCACACCGCTCAACCGCCCGCCGAACAGCGGAAAGTCGCCCACGAAGCTGTCGCAATCCGTGCCGCTCGCGGTGGTCAGGCGCGCCATTTGCAGCACCTGCACATTCTGCCATTGCAGCCACAGGCAGAGCCCGGCCACGGCCTCGAAAATGGCGCGCAGCGTCGAGCCGACCAGCAGGTCAAGCGCCTGGCTGGCCGCAGCCTGCGCGGCGGCGGCCATGCCGTTGAGCATGGTCGAGAAGGTCTGAAGGGAGAGTTCCATTACTTGACCTGAAATGTGAGCGTTGAACCGGCACCGGTCACGGCGTCGGCATATTGGATCGTCACCGTCACCGTGCCGTCTGTGTTCGCGGTGGTGGTCACAATGGGGGCCGGCACCTGCGCGACAGAGGATTCGCGAAAGATCTGGCTGCGAATGATGTTCTCAATCGCTGCGGCGTTGGCCGGTTGCCCCACCATCTGGCCGAGCCCGGCGCCGTAAGCGAGATGCCAGATATAATCGCCGGCATTGGTGAGCAGGCGGCGCAGCACGCGCTGCTGCGTGAGCGCATCGCCGCTCACCACCAGCAGGTCGCCGGTGGCGCTTAAAGCGAGATCGCTTCCGAAGGCGTGGGAAATGTCGTTCACCTATTCCCCCTGCACCACTGTTGTGAGCGCCCCGGCGTTGGCGGTTGTTGTCGGCGCGCCGGTATTTCCGCCGTTATTGCCATTGCTGTGAATGTGCGAATCCGCCCATTGCTTGAAGATCGATGTGCAGAAGCCCAGCAAGGAATCTGCAGCGGATCTTCCGAGCCTGATCACTGGCGCGGTCACATTCACAGCTGTCGTCGCCGTGACGTTGATCGTTGGCGCAGTCGCATCGATCTCAAGTTGGCCGTTAACGGACAGCGTGCCGTCATTCTTCAGAGTCAGGTAAGCCCCGCTCTGGTGACGGAACAATATCTCACCAGCGGCGGCGCTGTTAGGCGGCGTATCAACATCGGAATACAACACGCCGGCAATCACGCCCTGCTGCGCATCATTGCGATCCGGCAACACCAGCACCTGCACGCCGAGCGGCAGCGGCGCCACACAGCCCCAGCCCGGCCCGACCCAGCTGGAGAGAATCGGCAACCAGCCGGTGAGCGTGTTCTCCGGCTGGATCATGACCTTCGCGCAGTAAGTCTGCGGATTGAAGGACGAAACGAGACCGCAGCGCGGTGCGCCGAACTGGCTCACCTGCCCGGCCACGCCGCGCGCCTGCGCCGCCATAAGTATGCTCATGCTCATCTGATCAGCGCTCCGCTGGCGCCGTCATAGAGCGACAACGGCGAGGAATTCTTGGCCAGGATGCAGGTTTCAAAGCCGCCTTTGGGCGTCACGCTGTGCGTGACGCTGGCGGGAATATAAGCAATCCCATCATAATCCGTGCCGGTGCCGGTCAGCGTGAACACGGTTTGCGGCGTCAGCGTGGCAATGCCCGGTAGACTGGCGGTGATGACACGCTCATGCTGCACGATGTCCAGCGCCAGGCGTTGCGCCGCCGTATCGGCCTGAGCGCTGGTCAGGTTGGGAATCTCAAACACGTAATTGGTCGGCGGCACGGGGATGGCAGGCGGAGTCTGGCTCCTCGCCACGGCGGATCCTGTCACCACGGTTTTCTTGCCGGAGTGCCAGGAATTCACGGTGACATTCACATCCCGTGCCATCGTCATGGCGCGCTCGCAGCTAAGCGTTTTGCAATTGCTTATCATCACGCCATCCGCATTCTGGCCCACCCACAAAGCGTAGGAAGCTGGCGGCGCCACCGGAATTTGGAAATAGAGCGTGCTTGCCTGCACGTAAGGCACAATGCCTTCCCGCTGGCCGAGCAGACACAGCAGATCCCATTCATTCACCGCGCGCGAGAACCCGCCGGCGGCGGTCGTATCATAATCGGCATGGTAATAACGCCCGACCAGTGTGCTGGTCTCGCTCACCTGCGCTGTCATGCCATGGGCCTGCGCCAGGGTCGTGGCAATTTCCGAGGAGGTCAGGTTCTGGTACGTCCCGGTGATGCGCGTATCAAGAAATATTGAAGCCATGTCGCGCCCGTGCAGCGTGATGGTCTGCCGCAACGGGTCGAGCATATGGCGGTCCACCTGCCCGACGAACATCGGCACATAGTCGGTCTCCACCAGCGCCAGGCCGATTTCGATGCTGATCAGCTGGTTCGCGGTGTCGCTCCACCAGGCCGTGCCATTCGGGTCCGCCGGTGTAAAACTTTTGGCGATCATGAAGCTGCCCGCGTGATAAGCGCGTGGATCACGCCAATGCACCGCAAGCAGACCGCTGAGCGCCTGGCCGTTGGCAAGCACCTGAACACGGGGGGAACGGGCGATGCTGGCAATGCTCTGGCTCATGGCTGGGATGCCCCGCCGGTGACGTTGCGGACAGGGTCGGGGATCAGCAGCGTGACGGGCGGCCCGCTGATCTGCGGGTCGGCGGGGTAGGCGAAGTTATTTTGCTGGGCGATGCGCAGCCACTGCGTCGCATCGCCCAGATATTTGGCCGCCAGCGCGTAAAGCGTGGTGCCGGTCACGGTGACTTGCTGCATCGTTATGCGCTCGCATTTTGCAGGTTGACGCTCGCACGGCCGAAATAGCCGGCGGCTGAAGCGAGATTGGCGACATCGCCGGCGGAACTCGCCGCGCCATTAACCGCGGCAGACATTGCGGAAATCGAGGCCGGCATGGTGGCTGCCTGGCTGCTGGCGAGCAGGCTGGCGCCGTTTTGGCCCAGAGCCGTGTTGGCGTTACCGAGCGCCAAATTAATAGCGCTGCCGGCACCGTTCACCGCACTCACCGCCCCATGATAGGCGCTGGTGCCTAACGTGGTGGCGCCTGGCACCGCCACCGCCGCGGCTACCGCGCTGATCGGCGCCGCCACCCCGGCGGAGGCAGCGGACAGCGCGACCACCACATTGCCGCTGGCGACGTCCGCCACCAGCTGGGTAACCAGCGCTGTCACCACGCCACCCAGCGGCGCCGAATTGTCCTGCAACACGATGCAGGTGATCCGGTACGGAACCGGATCGACCGATCTCGTGTCAGCGGCGAACTCAGACACGATCACCTCATAGCTGAACACGTCCCAGGCGAGCGTGACCACCGCGCCGCTTTTGCGGATACTATCGAGCAAGCGCGCACGCACAGAACGGTTCGGCCCGGTGAATTTGCCGCTCCATGAGATACTGTTCTCGATGGCGCCCATCGCATCGAGGCAGAGGCCGCCACCCGCCATCGTCTGGATGCCAATCAGCTGCTTGCCTCCAACCGGCATGGCTTCCGGCAACTCCAGGCCGGAGAGCTGCACCGGCCCGATGGTCAGCAGGCCGTAACCGCCGAACATCTGCCCGGCGGCCTGCACGGCGGACAGAACCGAACCGCTTATACTCATGCTCATGCCTATGCTCATGGGTGATACGATCCTGGCGCGGGAATACCCGGTGCCGGCGGCACGAGGTGATTGTTGAGCCCGATGGGTGCGGTCGGCATGGAAGCATGATGCTGCGCCAGCATGTTGACGGTCGCGCTGGTCAGCGCGTCATGATTTGTCACCATTATCGGAATCGGCGACTGGTCGGTGACCATCCTGGTGTAAAGCGGGCGATCAGGCGTCGCCCCTGGCCCAGGCATGCCACCAAGTTGCGATGAGTCCCGGCCCGGCGGCTGTTCCCGCGCCGCCAGCTGCTCGGTGGCAACCGCCAGTGTCGCCGTCACGATCGCGCCGATCACCCCAAGGCCATCCGCGGCGCCACCACCGGCCGCGCCCGAATATGTAATGTCCGTGGCGATAGCGTCGGCCTTTCCGCCCGGCCTTTGCATCCGCCGCCACGTCCCCTCGATCACCGCGCCGACCGGCGTCTTGCCATCCCACCCCATGCCGGCCACGCCCGACATCGCGGCGGGCTTAACGAGATGACTCCGCGCCTTATCGTCTTGGCCCATCAATGGACCTGCGCCGGTGGGGGCGAAACTCCCGACATTGCGCAGGCTGCTCGCGGGCCTGTGCCCCAGAGCCGCACGCGCTTCGGCTCCGGTTGGGATGCCGGCGCGAAACTCTTCCGATTTGCCTGGCGTCTTGTGCCGCCGATCGTGGGTGGCGCGGGTGAACACCGCAGGCAGGGCGTGCTCGTCCCTCATGCCATCTGGCATGGCCTTCGCCAGCAGGCTCGGCAACTCTGGCGCGGTGACCCGGTCAGCATGCGTTTTTGCTCCGGCACGCTGGCGCTCCGGCAACGGCTTGCCCGATGCCAGATGCTGGGCCACCGGCACGGGCGGAGGCACGCTGCGGCTTGGCCCGTGAGCGGCATGGATGACCGGCACCGCCGCCAGCGTAAGGTCAGGAGATGACGCGGCGTCCGGCCGCAAGGGGCGTGCCGCCACGTTGGCCGCCGCCTGTCCCCTCATGCCGCCCATGGGGCGCCCCAGGCGGGGCTGGTGCAGCGCGGCGCGCGCCGGCATCAGCGCCCCCGGATCCGCACCGCCGGCCGCTGTCGCCGCCCCTTGCGCGCGACTCTGCGCCAGCGCGGCATTGACCTGATCGATAACGCCTTGCAGTGTTCCCAACCGGATAGCGGTTCCGGTCGGCTTATCGCCCAGTAATTTCACGCCAAGTTCGTAAAGGTCGATCTCAGACATCGCTCGCCTTCCAGCCCGACTGATGGAAGCGGTGAATCGCTGCGGTAACGGCGACAACTGACAAGCCGCCTTCACCCCTCCGTGCCGGGCGCCAAAACCCGCAGCCAGGCGCGCGCCCGCTGCGCCTCAAGCCCTTTCACAATCATCACCACGGCCGCCCGGCGTGTCGCGCTCATGGCGAGCGCGGCCTCGATCGAGGGGGCGGCCCCGGCCATCGCCAGGAACACCGCCTCCCGCAACGCCGGGCGGCTGGCTAGTTTTTTGCCGCCACCTCGCTCAATGGCGGCTCCGGCCCGGCCTGGTGGATCGCGTTGAACGCCACCAGCAGACCCGCAGCGCCGAGCTGTTCCACCCGTGCGCGCAAATCATCCTGGGTTGCCGGAAAGGCCAGCGCCGCGCCATCCACTTTCCGCACCTGTGCTGCGAGATAGGCGGAAGCGACCCAGCCCGGCACGTCGGCATAGTCACCGGCGACCTCGAACAGATCGAGTTCCTCCACAGCGGAAAGGGGCGACACCTCGATGGCGCGTGTCTCCGGCGCCACCACCACCTCGCGCAACGCCTCGGCAATTTTGTTCATGCCCTCCATGCCCAAATCCCCGACCATCCCGCGGATATGCGTCCGCGAGAACGGGAACGGGTTGGGAATCCCGTTGATGCTGCGCACCGCGGCGGCCTGCAGCGCCCGATTCCACCAGACGCGGTTGCCGCTCAGCTTCTGGTCACGGCCGGTGCCAGGCGCATCCACGCCCTCGGCCAGCCGCATCGCCTCATGCGGTTCAACCGGATTCAGTTCCAGAATCCGGCCATCATCCAGGGTTACGGTGCTCATGCGTTGCTGTAACTCTCGGCAGCCCACTCGATTTTCTGCAACACCGAACGGCCCGGCTCGTACCGGCCAATATCCGTGATCGTGAACGTCACGGTCGAAAAATGCTGCGTCGTCTGCGTGCCGTTCAACTCGCAGATGGTCAAGGTGAGCGAGCCGGTGGGAATCGCCGCGCCGACTTTCCAGGCCTGGAACATCTGCTCGTAAAGCTGCTCAATCTGGTTGTTCACCCTGGCAAACTCGATCGTGCCGGTGGGGCCGCGCATCACCACCAGCGAATTGGTCACGCCATTCAGCGTCTGCACGTCAACCCGTTTCTGGTTCGGGTTCGTGGTAACCTGCGTCATCTCCGGCACCGTGATCGCCCCGTAAGGGCCGATCATCGTCGCGCGGACATTTTCACCAATGGTAAATTGCGGCATGGGCTGGCCCTTTCCTTAAGATGCCTGGTTGGTGCTGGACGAAGACGAGATGGTCACCGTCTGGCCGCCCTCGACATTGACGATGAATTTCTCGTTGATCGCCTGGTATTGGATCTGCACGTCCGCCTGCACGTAACCCAGCGCGGTGCGCGACTCCGGATTGTTGCTGGTATCGCACACCACCGAGAACGGCAGGGAGCCGTCCGTGCTGCCCAGCAGGCCCTGGCCCAGCATACCGCTGAGGAAGTTCAGCAAGGTCGCCTTGATGTTGAGGAACAGCTGCGCGTTCACCACCTGGCCGACATAAACGCCCATGCCGGCCTGCAGCGTGGCGGCGATATAGTCGGTCAGGCGCGTGTAATTGTCGCCGTTCATGGCGGCATTGGACGAGGTATTGAAGCCGCCGCGCACGCCCCAATAGGCGCCACCCGGCTGCGGGTTGGCGATCACGTCAAACCCGTTCTGGAACAGCACCGACAAATCGGCGCTGGCATAGGCGCTCTGCTGGCCGGTGCCGGGAACGCCGGATTTCTGCGTGCCGACCACGCCGTAAAGCGGCTTGTTGAGCGAGGACTGCTCGGGCGACAGGTTGGCGAGGCGCCCCGCCACGAAGGCTTGCGGCGAGACCAGACGCAGCACGTTGTTGGCGGTATCCTGCCAATACACCCAATCCCCGAACATCAGCTTCGCCCAGGGCGAGTCCACGCCGGCCGCCTGCTTGTTCGCCACCGCCGTGTTGATCCCCGTCGCATTCAGCACCTCGCCCGCCGGGTCGGTCATCACCATGTAAAGCCCTTCGGCCACCGCAAAGGCGATCTGCGTGGCCCAGGTCACGGGGCTGGTCACGTCCGCCAGCATCGCGACGCCGCAACCCTGGCCCTGCAGCGCATACATGCCGCTGTAAGGCGGGGTGGCCACACCCAGCATCAGCGTGTCGGTCATATTCGCCACGCCATCGGTGCCGCCGGTAAAGGCGTAAGTGGCGCCGGCAATGGTTCCGGCCGTGCCGGTGGCGGTCGCGCTGACGATCTGCGACGGGCCGCGCAGCGCGCTGCACCCGTTCTGGATCGCTTTGGCCATGTTCGCCCACACCGTGCTGCTGGTGCCCGGAATGTTGTCGAACACCTCCGGCGTGAAGCCGGGAATGGAGAGGGTGATGCGCCAGGTGTTGACGGCCGAGCCGGCGGAAACCGTGGCCACGATGTTGTTGCCGAGCGTGCCGGTATATTTCGCGGTCAGCGTCAGCGCCGAGAGGATGCTCACGCTGGCCTTGCTGTCGGTGCCATCCGTGGCGCGCACGCAGCGGAAGTTCTGGGCCCCCTGCTGCACGGCAATCGCGGCCGCGGTGCCCATGTCATAGGTGCGGGGCATCACCGGGCCAAAAGCCGCGGCATAATCAGACATGTCGCCGATCACGGTGGGAACGCCGACCGGCCCCCAGGTGGCGGTGCCGACAATGCCCAAAACATCGGTCGGCACGCCGTTCAGCTGCGTGACGGAAGGGGGAACAATCACGACATAGAGATCTGGAACGATCAGCGCCGTGGTGTTGAGGGCGCCACTTTGGACAATCGGCATGAATGAGTTCCTTGTGAAACAGGAAGGTTTCGACGGGTGCGGGAAGATCCCGCTTCTACGTCACTGTAATCGGCGAGAGCACGATGCCGCCCTGCACGGTGCCGCTCGATGATTTGATCCAGGCGGACAAATAATACGTACCGGCAACATTCGGCGCGCAGGCATAGGCCGCCAGGGCACTGCCGCTATTGATCAGGGCGGCGGTATTGCCACCGTTACCGTAGGCCACGCCGCTCTCGCCGCTGGTGGGGATCGTGGTGGGCGCGGTCGTGGTCCAGAACATATGCGCGGTGTCACCGCTGGTGGCGTCGGCCGGCGTGAGCGTGAATTGCACGGGAATCGAGGTGGTCGGCGTCCCATAGGCGGCCGCGCCATTGGTCGCCGCGGAATAAGTCGTCGCCGGCTCAAAGGCCGGATTGATGGCCCACGTATAAGTTGACCCATAGGTGTTTGTAATGGTCGGCGCGCTGGTGCCCCCGCTAACGTTCACGGCGGCGGAGACAGCCCGCACGTTGGTGTTGTTGGTCTGCTCGGCCCAGATGTAATAGGTGCCGGCGGCGCTCGGCGTGATGATGGCGCTCCAGGTGCCCCCGTTCACGGTCGCCGCCGTCCATGAGGTCGGCGCCACGGTCGCGGAGCTGGAGAGTCCCACCTGCACCACGCTACCGCTCGGCGTCACCACGCCAGCAATCGCCAAAACGGTGCCCACCGCGCCGGCGGTCGGTGGGCTGGTCAGCGCGATCGCCGCCGCCGTCACCACGGAGGTGCCAGCCGCCGCGGCGGCCAGCGCTTCGATGGCCGCGAACGAAAACGGTGTCGCGCCGGACTTGTTCACCGGCGGCGTAGGTGAAAAAACCATGGAAACTCCTTAAAACTTAAAAAGGACGTCACGCTGGAGACAGCGCAATCCCAAACGCCGCGCTGGCCGCAGCACCGCTGCCGGTCACGGTCATGGGCGAAGCCAGCGGCATATTCACGCGCCAGCCGGAACCGAGACTCTGATTCAAGTCATAAGCCGCCGGCACCGCGATCTGCCCGAAATTATCGGTCACGGCGCAGCCACGGCCGATCTCGGTGAGCGGCTGATCCGCCCACATTTCGCCCGGCCATGGATAGAACAGGCGGCAGGCGCTGGCGGCGTTCGTTGGGGCGTTCGCCAGCGTGAGTTGCAAATGCGTCGCATCGAGCCTGACGCATGCCACGGCCTGGATAATCGGTCCCGGCGCGGTGATGCTGCCGCCATCCATGACGCTGAACCCCACCCCTTGGGCCGGTAGCGGCGCGGCCGTGCCATTCGGCGAACTCAGCGCCGGCACCACCAGATCGGTGCCGCCATCATGCCGGATGGTCAGCACCACCAGCGCCCCCGCAAGCGTGGCCGCGACAATCTGCGGCCCGATCCCGGTGCCCAGCGAAGCGGGCAGCAGTGAAGCTGGCGACGTGCCCGTGGCGGCGAGCGTGCCCTTTGCCGTCGAAACTGCCGCCGCCGCTCCGTTGAGCGCGCCTGCCCCGGTCAAAGTCCCGCCGGCGGAAGCTTTCGCGGCGGCCGTGCCGGACAGCCCAGGTTGCGCGGCGGTGAGGGTGCCGGTTATCGTGGCACCAGTTTCCGCCGTGCCCGCAAGAGCGCCTGCGCCGCTGAGCGTGCCTCTCGCGGTCACGGCACCATCCGCCGCAGCCTCGATCGCACCAGTTCCCGTCAGGGTTCCGCGCGCGCTCGCTGCTTCGGCGGCCGTGCCGGACAGCCCAGGTTGCTGGCCAGTCAGCGTGCCCGTGGCCACGGATCTGGCGTCCGCGTCACCCATGAGCGCGCCCTCACCCGTCAGAGCGCCCGTGGCCGTGCTGGCGGCACTCGCCGCGCCCGTGGCCTTGGCGATTCCCGTCAGCGTGCCGCTCGCGGATGACGTGGCGGTCGCCGATCCAGACGCGCTGCCGGTGTCCCCAGCCACCGCCCCAACCGGAAGTACGCCAATAGAACTGCCCGCTGCGATCGGCATTTAGCTGCTCGGCCAGTTGGACGTTAGGTTGATTGCCTGCAGCGCGGCCACACTGTCCGCCGCCGCGATCTGGCTTTCCAGTGTGTTCGCACAAACGATGATGTCGCTGACATACTGAGTCACGACCGAAGCAAATTCGACCATCGCTTGAGCGGTGGAAAGCGGCAGGGTTGCGCCATCACCCTGCGGCAACCACACAAACGATGCGGACCATGCCGCCACCGTCAACCCCAAGGTCGTGGCTTGCAGATTTGCGAGTGCTCTCGCCTGCCAGGAATTGATGTTGGTAAGCCCGTCCGCATCGATGGCGACAAGCACGCCTTGATAGGTGCAGCCAGCCGCGATCAACTTGGCGAGCTGCGCTTTGACCTGCGCCGTCGCAGCCGCTTGCATCGCCGGCAACGGGTTGTAGGCCGCTACGACAGCCTGCGCAGCAGCAAGATCGGAAACTTGCGCCTCGCCGTTTTGCCACCAGAAGGTGATGCCGGCAGCCGCGAGCGCCGCTTGTAATCCAGGCTGCTCGATGTATCCGGGGTATGGCGTCATGCTAAGAGCGCTCCTGCATAGCTGCCTGCGTTGCCGTAGGTGCTAACATTCGGTGTAGGCGCTGTTGCCGGCAATGCTCCGCCCGCATATCCGCCAGCGGCTAGGTTTTCCAGATAATAGCCAGACTGCCGATATTCAAAGGGTGTGGTTTTGCCAGTTAAGCATGTAATGTCACTGCCCTGCGCAGACTGCGAAATACCTATCATGGCGCCGCTGTTCAAGGTGCTTGGCGTGCCGAGACAGAGCCAGTTGTAGCCACGCGGTAAGAGAAATGACAGGCCGGTTAGGGCGTAAGGTCCAGCCGCCGATACAGAAACATTGCCGGCATCAATCGCCAATTCCCCCGGAGCGCCAGCGCCATTATCTAGATACACGCCAAGACGCATTGTAAACGCCGCTGTGGGAGCGGTCATGCAGTAGGTAGCTAACCCCGTGAAAGTGTGGTCGGCCGCTACATAGATTGGCGAATATACATAAGTGCTGGTGCGGGCACTGAAAGCCACCCCGCCAGCGCTTGCGTTGTCGTACCACATGCCTGGGATATAATATGGCGCGCCTGGAACCTGCCCCAACACAGACGCATCAATCACACCGCTGGGGCCAAGCGCCGGGATCAGCCCCGCGCTCGCCGCACCTGCGCTCTCCACGCCCGGTGGCGGGATGTCGATGGCGATATTGCAGCTATTGCCAGCGAAAGTGATCGCCGCGCCGGTTGATGACCAACCAAATTGAAGTCGTGTCAGGATGCCGGGTGATCCCGCAGTATAGGTGAAAAGGGACAACTCCCAAGAATTTGTCTCGGTGTCTTGGATATTCACCCAAACCGTGGCGCCACTCGCTATCCCAGAGGCCGCAAATGTCTGGTATGGCCCCGTATAAGCTGCGCCCGGTACATTGTATGGGCCTGCCCCGGTAATTGTGCCGACTTCCCACACCCGTGGCGCGTAAAAAATGGTCATGCCTGTTCCTTTCGGATTTTCGTGCGGGCGTCACCGCGAGAGGCCACCGCCACTTGTACAGCTGCGTAGGTCTGGGGCGCGGCTTAGCTCATCGTCGTGGTGAATGCCCCGACAGCGAATTGCGGCGTGATGCCGGCAGAGACCGACAGCGAACACGGCGCGAACTCCAGCATGTTCCCGCCAGTCACGGCGTCCCATGTCTGGAGCGCAACAATGTTCGCGCTGCCGCTGGTATCGGCACCGAAATTGATGATGCTCGAATTGCTGCCGCTACCGGCTGAAGCTGCGGCCAACAGGCCAGCCAGAGGGACGCGCGCATAGCCGGTATAAGTTGGCTCTGTCCCCGGCGTTGATGCGGTCGGCAGCGTGGTGGCGAGGCCGATATAGACGGTCGGCATCGTGTAAGAGGCGACACCACGAATATGGTCGATGAGTTTGTCAGCCAGATAGGTGGACAGAGCGGCCATATGGTCGGTTCCTTATTGCGAAAGTTCAAGATCATGTTGAAGGCGTTCAAGCGGCCAAACCGTTGCTGGCCAGGATCGCGCGGGCCATCACCAGCGCCCCGCGGCGGTAGAACGCCATATTATCTGCCGGGTCGCGATGGCCGGGATTCGGCGTGCCTGTGGTCTCAACGCCGGTGGCGGCATTCCAGTTGTCGCCGCGCGTGATGGAATCGTAAGTCTGCGGCACGGCCCAGACCACATTGTTGGCTGGATCTGCGGCCAGTTCCACCCACGCCTCGCGCACCATGGCCGATCCCGCCGCCGTGCCATACGGGGGGCCGAACAGACCAATCGTCATCGCGTTCGCATTTTTTCCGAACGCGGCGCGGATCTGCCCGATATCGTTCAGCAGCGCCGCCTTATAGACGGGCTTGTCCGCATAGCTGAAGCCGCCGCTGAACGCGGTGAGCGCGCTATCCGTCTCGCCCCAATAGAGAATGGCGGCCAAAGTCGCGGCGCGCGCCGCCTGCGTCTGCGCCGCGATCATGGCCAGCATGGCAGTGCCATCGGCGCCGTAAGCGGCAGCGCTCGCCGCCGCCGCTGTATCCCCGCCATAGATGAGGAACGAGCCATAGCCAGCAACGCCGGCATAAACGCCCGCCCCGCTTACGTCCGAGTCAAAACTGGAAATCTTCGCCGGCGTGCCGGTCGCCCCGAGATAGGCCGAGATGGCTTGCGCCATGGCCAGCAGCGCCCCGTCCTCATCGTTGGCATAGGCCGCATTGCTCTGGCCGTGGCCAAACAGAGACAGGTTTGCAAGCCCGCTCGCCCCCCCGCTCGACCCCCCACCCTGGGGCGCATTCGCCGTCACCAGCGCCAGGCCAGGGCGGACCAGCAGCAACCGCCCCGCCGTGATGATCTGCCCCGTCACAGCGCCGCCACCACCGTGGGGGGGCTGCCATAGGCATAAATGCGCGCGATGCCGCCGGCCGCGATCTGCGTGGCACCGGTGTTCGAGGTCATGCCAGACAGCGCCACCGTCGCCCCAGAGGTATTGACGACCGTGCAGGCGAAGCCATCACCGAGCGAGGTCAACAAGGGCGACAAAGTGACCCCGGCCGCCTCCACCACCAGAAGGCGCTGATTATGCACCCCGTTTTCCAGCGCCACGGACGCGGTGACGGGAACGGAGGGGAGCAGAAAACCCGGCAGTTGCGCGGCGAGCCATTGCGCAATGGCGCTGAAAGGCTGCGCCAGAATGGCTTTGCCGCTCTGCGCCACCAAAGCGGTGTCGCTGCCCGCCGGGGGCGCGGCGGCCGGCAATTCGTCCGGCGTCTCGCCGGCGGCGCTGCCGCCCAGCAGGCTCGCCACCACGGCGGTGGGGATGGGCAAGGCGGCCACGGTCTGCAGGGCGGGCGAGGCCACCAGCACGGGCGCGCTTACCGCCTGCGCGCCGGTGATCGGGTCATAGGCCCATACATACCACGTCCCGGCCGCCACGGGCGTCAGGGTGGTGGCAAACGTGCCGTTCGCGGTGCTCGCGGTGGTCCAGGCGCCGGATGGCAGGGTGGTGGCGCTGGTCGAAAGCTGCACCTGCACCGTGTCGCCAGCAGGGGAGACCGTGCCGGTCACCGCCAGTGCCGCGCCAACCGCTCCGGAACCGTTGGCCGAAACCGTAATGGAATTGGTCATCAAAAACTTCCCAATATCGTGCCTGCAAGGTCGCCGATCACGTTGCCAGCCCCGTCCGTTAAAACGCGGCCCATGCTTGGCCCATCTCCGGCCCAGAAAATCTGCCCGGCGCCCGTGCCAACCAGCAGCAGCGGCGCCAACGCGCTCGGCTGGATCTGCAGCACGCCTTCATCGAACAGGCAGCGGAACGAAAACCAGCGGCGCCATATGTCGTCACGCTTCGGCGTGTCGTCGTCGCGCTCGTCTTCGGCGAGAATCCGTGCACTGGTCCCATCCGCCAGGCCGATGAAGCGCGTGAGGTTTCCCTCCGGCGTCAGCAAGGATTTCAACCCGGCGACAAGGCGCCCGAGCGCGGCGCGTTTCAGGTAACCATTCTCGCCCTGCCCGGCCGTCGCCAGGATGGTCACGGAAATCACCGTCTCCTGCTGGCCAGTCGCGTAAAAAGCAGCCTGGTCGGCCACCACCCGCGCCGCCGCGATCGGTCCGCAGGCGAGAGCCGCCCCTGTGGCACTCGCGCCGGGGATCATCGCCGCGAAGGAAGCCGCCACGCTCGCCGGCGTATCGGCGGCACAGAGACGCCGCGCATAGCAAACCTTGTTCGTGGTCACACCCACCACCATGCCCGGCCCGGCGATACCGCCGAACACCACACCAGGCCCGCCAATCGCGGCCGTGAAAGCCGGGACGGCCCGGGTCACTTGCTGCCAATGCGGCAAGAACTGCGTGGCGTTGCGGGTCATGCCTTGAATCCGCATGACGCCCACATTGCTGACGTTCGCCGCGATGTCTTCCTCAAGCTCGGCGCTGCTCGGCTCACCGATATAAAGCCGGGTCTGCATCGTCAGCATCGGCGCGCCGGGCGCACCGAGCCATGGCGCGACACAAGTCCCCACCTCCCCGAACTGATAGTTAGTGCCGGGATACAGTAACCCCGCCAGGGCGTTGCACACGCCCTGCTCCACATCGTCAATGGTCGCCATCGTTCAAGCTCCCGCGCGGATCGCTGTAATCTGCCAGCCACTGGCGGAAAGAACCGCCGACTGCACCGTCCAGGTTGCCGGCTGTGTCGCAGAGGCGATCAGCTGGTCACCGCGCATGACCTGCCCGGGGAACGAGGCCGGCAACAAAAGCTGCGCGTTCGGCTGATCGACCGTACCCGGCAGGTGCATGTCCGGCACGGTGCGGCGCTCGCTCGTCTGCAGCCAGCCGGGCCAGCCCGTCGCCTGCGGCACCGCGATCAACGCCCCGGCACGGTTGCCGGGCCCCGCCGCCGTGCGTTGCACCTGCGACCACGTAAAAACCTCATTGCACAGCACCAGGCGCAACGAACTCGCCAACGGCACGATTTCCGTCAAAAAATAGGTTTCGCGCGCCACCAGATAGTCGCCCGCCAAAAAGCCGGCCGCATCGAAGGCGCCAAACCGGTCCGCCTTTCCCCAGGCAGGCGGCTGCGGCGTCAGATTTGCGGTGCTGCTGACGTAGGCCATCACGCTACCGCGCAAATTGCCCGGCCCAATCACCGGCCCCGGCCCCTGCGGGCGATACCAGCCATGCTGGATGCCAAGCACGCTGGCTGTCTGAGCCAGACCCAAATTGATGGCCGCCGCGATCGCACTTTCCGACATCACACCACCATCGCGATATTGTTGCCACCGGCACCAAAATGAGGCCCAGGCGGCAGGCCCAGAAATCCGCAGAGCCGCCGCCGCCACGTGTCGTAGAGCGCCACGCGTTGCGCCACCTCGTCCTTGTTATGCTGCCACGCTGCCGCCGCATCGGTCATAAGATTGTCCCCGGCGGCCGGGATCGCCAGTTCCAGCGCATAGAGCGTGGCCAGATATTGGCGCACCACCGCATATTCCGCGGCCGACAAATTATTCAGTCGAAATTCCATCAGCCCATAGGCCTGAAAAAATCGCCACCCCTGAAATCCAGCCGGACCTGCGCCGTAAGCGGGATAGCCGCAGTACCGGCGAATCTGCGTCTTCTCATCATCCGAAAACGCAGCGGTGCTGTATTGATCACTGGGGAAGACCGGCGTTACCGGATTGCTGCCGCTCATGACACGCTTTCGTAAGAGTGAGGAAGGACAAGGAAAACTTTGTTAGTTTGGGCCGCGCTGGTTTCCACGCCACAAGCCCAAACCGGCAAAGGTTTTTGCGCCGCTTTTTTCAAAAAGCGGCATCTTTCTTTAATCTGCTCTAATAAGCGGTGCCGCTGCCCGCGGTAACATACACATTGCCCGCGCCACTCGCGAGCACGACCGAGACCGTGGTGATGAACGGATTCGACGCGAAGAGTTGCCGTCCACCAGGCGGGATCGGTGTCGAGGCCGTGCTGGCAACACCACCAAGCGCGACGAACGCCGTCGCCGCCGTGGCGTTATAAACCAGCAAGGCGTCGCCCGCCGCCACAGTGCCGCTGGCCGATACATCGGAGGCCGCAATGGTCGTGGTACTGATGGGGGAAAAAGGCGAAATGCTGCCCGTGGCCATGTTACACCTCTTTGATAAGTGCGCGTTGCGCTTTGAGGAAGGCGGGGAGCTGGCCGTTGTACGGGCCATACCATTCCTCGGGAAAAACATCGTGGGGCAACACCGGCAGGTCAGCGCCACCGCTCTGCCCCACATCCGCCGGCACCAGCGGGACCTGGCGAGACGGTTGAACCGTCGTCATTTCGCTCATGTCAATTCTCCCCTTGAGTTTCTCACGTCTTGAATTTCCCACGTCACGTTCGCACTGGTGGCGGCGATGATGGCTTTGGCCGCTTCATCGACCACATAGCGCTGGTTCGGGTGGAATGAGACAATCTGCCCGTTCAGCGCCACGCTGAAAAATGCCCGGGCCACGAAGGCGTGCAAGCCCGCCTCCCGAACTGCCGGCGCGGGCTTGGCCACCCGCGCCGCACGTTTCTGCACCGGACTCATCATCAACCGATATGCTCGATCATGACCGCGCGTTTGTACAAGGCGCTGGTCGCGGTCGGCACGGTGGTCGGTGTTGTCGTCACATCGGAGGGCGTGCAGAAGCCGCCGATCCAATACCAGCTCTGCGCGATGATCTGCTGCAAGCGGTCGATCGGCTCGCGGGTGACCATGGCCACGCCATCGACAATGCTGACGATGGAATCCTTCGGCGCCACGTCGGAGGCCGCCATACCGGCGAAGTCGCCCTCGATCAGCGCTCCTTGGCCGCAAATAATCGGGCGGCGCACATACAGGTTAGGGAGGCTCGGATGCGGCTGCACATAGGCCTCGGTGGTCGGGCGGAAGCGCAAGCCCAGGAACGGCGATCCCAGCGTGCCCGCGGCAAATTCTGTGGTCAGCCCCACGCCCTGGAACAGCTGCTTGAAATCCGGGTCCGCGAACAGCTGGCGGGAAGAAACCGGGTCCAGGTAGCAGTTATACATCGGCCCCCCGCCGACACCCGGCACGGCGTTGGCGCGCATCGCCGCCACGCCATCGAGCAACACGCTCATGGTCAGCGTATCGGTGGCCTGCAGCAGGCTGGTATTGCTGCGCCCGCTCGGGCGCTTGATGGCGGAGGCGTTTGCCGCGATCACCGTGTTGCCGGCGGTGCCGTCCGCCACGCTCACATTGCCCGAGAATGTCAGCGTACCGGACACCCCGTTCGGCGTGCTGGATACATTGGTGGCGTCCACAGTCGCGCCGATCAGCGTGTAAGTGTCGCTGCCAACCACCACGCTGATGGTGTTGCTGCTCGAAATCGGCGCCCAGGTCGGCTGCACGCCGGCGGCGATGGCGGCCGCGGCCGACGTAAAGCCGGCCACACTCGGCGCCTGCTTAAAGCCGCGAATATCGTCAACGGCAATCGTCGGGCCCGCGCTGCCCAGCGTGGTGCGCACGCGGGTGTTGCCATTGAAATAGGAGGCAAACAGCGCGTTGCGGGCCAGCTCATCCAAAGAGCGCTTGGCCTGCTCGCCATTCGCATAGGCATTTTGCAGAAACTGATTGGCGATGCCCACGCGGCTGGTGACCATGTTAAGATCGATGGTTGCCGCATAGAAATTCATGCTGAGCGTGTACTGCTCGACTGACCAATTGCCGGTTGTCAGGCCGTTATCCAGATTGGTGTTGTTAGCAGGCGTAAGCGGTGTGGTCACTGTGGGCATAAGTCCGGCGCGGGTCTTGGTAACGGTCTCACCAATGCCCACCGCAATGTCCTCACGGTCCGCGACTTCTCGATAAGCCAGCTGAGATCGCAGCGCCTGCTCGAACTCACGTTCGAGAAAACCCTGCTGGATGATTGGCTGCAACGAAGCAGGAAAATTCTGAATACCCATTTTGATTCCTTTTCTTTGGTCACTTGCGGGGAAGTGGCCGCTTTTAAAAAAGCGGCGTAAAATTCTTTTAACTTGGCCTGAGGCAGCGAAACCAGCACGGCCCAAGTTAACAACGTTTTTTTGCTACTTTTTGTTCACAAAAAGTAGCGCTTCCCTTCCTTTTTCTTCCTTTAGCGCCGGCGGATCTTGGTGGTATCGACGCCCAGCTCACGCAGCCGTGCGTTATATTCCGCGGCCTTCAGTTCGCTGGCGTGCCTGGCCTCGGCGGTCTTTGCCGGCGGCGGCGTGTGAGTCGCGGAGGTGTTGGCCGCAGCGAACAGATATGGCTTGGCCTCCTTCACGCCCTTGACCAGATCGGCAAGGTTGATCGGCGCGCCGTCGGCGCCAAACGTCACCCCCGCAAAATCCACGAACGCGAGAAGATCGGCGGCGTTCACCGCGCCGGCCTCCTTTGCCGCGGCGCGCAGGTCAGCGCGCAACATTTTATCGCGGGCTTCCGTCTTGGCGGTCTTGCGCTCGGCTTCGCTGGCTTCCAGGCTTTTCCGCACGGCGGCAAGTTCGGCCGCCTGCGCCTCAGACGCTTTCAGCACGGCCGCGAGAAACGTCTTGGTCTCGCCATCCGCGCTCGTCGCCAGCTTCGCGGCCAGGTCAGGCACAGACGTCAACCCAGCGTCCTTTTTTTGATCCTCTCCAGACATGTGATTCCTTTACAAAAAAACCCGGCGTTAATCCGTTGTGGTGTTACCGCCGCAGGCCCTACTTCAAAAATTTTTTGCGCCGCTTTTTTTAAAAAGCGGCCACTTTCCTAACCCGCCTCCCTCACCTGCACCTGCGCGGTCTGCGCCTTCTCGCGGGCTGTTCGGGCAGCGATATCGGCATCGATCAGTTTTTCTTCCTCGGCCACGTCCTCCACGTCATTGTCGGACGCCATCTTGGCAACCGCGCGCTTCCGTGAGATCAAGCCGCCTTCGAACAACGTGCGATAGGCCTGCGCCTCCTGAAATTTTTCGTTATAGGTCGGCGGAAAATAGCGTGGCCAGATCAGCGACAAATCGGACGTCTCGAACGCCGCCAAGGGCGCACCCGCGACCCTGATCTCACGCTGCCGCGCCGCGGCAAACACCATTTTCACCAGGCACAGAAATCCGCGCTGGCCATAGCTGATGCGCAATTTATCGGCCAGCCAGATCAAGCCCTGGTTCATCATTTCCAAAGCCCGGCCGGACTGCGCGCCGTTCAGCTTATCCACATTGGTGCGGTTGCCATGCATGGATTCCAGCGCGATTTCGCGGCACTGGCGCACATACTCGATCACCGCGGCAGCGGCCGTGCCGCTGATTTCCAGAAGCTTTGCATCGCCTTTTTCCGACACCACCAACGCCTCGGAGGCAGAGCGGATCAGGGCATCACCCTCGGCCGCCGCGGGCTCCTTGATCAGCAGTGTCGGGTCCGCGGCATATTTCAGCCCCCTTCCCGCCTGGGAAAACTGATAATCCATCTCCATCACCGTGGAGATCGCGGCTTCGAACGTGCAAACGCCGTCGACCTTGTCGCCGCCGGGAAGGTTACGAATCCACACCATCGGCACGAAGCCAAGCCCATGCGTCACCGTGCGGCCGTCATCCAGCGCGGCTTTCTTGCCATCGGCCGCATCGGCCAGCGAGATCGGCCAAAACCACATCTCCGCACGGGCATCCCAGACGCGCTGAAACCAATAGGTCTCGGCTTCATCCACCTCATAGCCCAGCGCCGTGAGCTCAGCCCCTTTCACCTTGTAGCGTTCCGTCACGCGCAGCAGCGTGTCCGGCGCCTGCGGCGTCCAGATCGGCGTCAGATAGGTGCTGTCCATCACCTCGAAGAACACACGCCCGCCCAGCACGCGCATCAGGATTGCAACCGAACCGATGCTACCCTTCACCGCCGCTTCATTCATCAGCTCGCAGAGCGCGCTTTCCGTCACCAGCGCTTGCGCAGCGCCGCGCAACGTCTCGTTTTTGGAATAAATCGCCGGGAAGCGCGCTTCACTGAACAACAGAGACACAGAGTCATCCACCACCGTCCGGCACAACCCGGTGCGCACACTCGGGCGCCGGTCGCATAGCTTGATATAGGCCCCGCCGGGCGTCCGCTCGCAAGAAAACGGGATGGGGATGTGGTCGTATTGCTGGCCGTCGCGCACCCGTGCGAGGAAAATCAACCGTTCCACACGGCCTGGATAATCGGAATCCGCCATGTTCATGCCGGCGCGCAGGGAAAGTATGTCCAAGACTCACCTCATCATATACGATGTTGGCACGCGCCTGGTCGGCGTCGGTGGCGCCATCAGCTCGCCCGCGGCGCGGCTCAGCGCGTCCACGGCGTCATCATGCTTGGCGCTCGGAAAGCCGCTTAATTCATCCAGCAACACCCGGTTCCACGGCGCCGCCACCATCGAAACATTTCCGGCGTTCACCTGGCTCGCCAGCGGCGTGGCGCGCTGCGTTTTATCGCCAGTTTCCGGCGAAGACACGACGTGAGAACCGGCGAGCAGGCGCGTCAGATAAGCAACCTGCGTTTTCCCGGCCTGACCGGGATCCTGCGGCAGCGAAATCGTTACATTCGCGAACTCGGCACGATCGCGCGAAGCCGTGGCCAGGAGCACACGCTCCACCTCTTCAGGGCCGCCTTGCAAACGCACAATGTCGCCAATGCAGAATCTTCCGTCAGGCCCACGCCCCAGCAGCGCGCCCACCGTATAGTCCCCGCTCTTGGCGGTCGCCGCCAAATCCCAGGCGCGCACCCATTTGCACCCCGCCGGACACGCCGCGATGGTGGTCATGTGCGCGACCTTAAAAATGTTACCGTCTGGCGTCCGCGGCGCACCCTGGAACAAAGCGTGCCACACCTGCATCTGTCCCGCCGCCGCATACGCTGCTTTCTTGCGCTGCAAATCGCGAGCGTAATCGAATCCCGCCTGGTCGCCCCACAAAAATTCTCCCGGCGTGCGGCCGATCGGATCGTTCTCCTCAGCCTCTGCCGGAATGTGCAGCACCTTCCAGCCGGACTCGTTTTCCAGCAGTCGCCCGGCAAGGTCGTCCTCGTGCCACCGCGTCATAATTAACACCACGCGCCCACCGGGCCGCAGGCGCGTGAGCAGGTCGAACCAGTACCAATTCCACACCTTGTTTCGGATGGTGAGGCTTTCCGCTTCCTCAGCCGACTTCACCGGGTCATCGATCACCGCAAGGTCCGCGCGCCGCCCCATGATCGGGCCACGCACGCCGGCCGCCAAATATTCGCACCCGTTCGTGGTCAACCAACCCGCGGCGGCCTCGCTGCGCAGGCCATAGCTGAGCACCAGCCTCTGCTCCCGGATCGTCGCCATCACCCGCCGCGAAAACAATTCCGCCAGCGAGGCCGTGTGCGAAGCCCCGATCATCATCGCCCCCGGCCGCTTCATAAAAAAATAGCCGGGCAGAAGCACGGAGCCATAAGTGGACTTGGCGGAGCCGGGCGGCATGGTCACCAGCAGCCGGTCCGCCCGCCCCGTCACCACATCGTCAAGTTCCGCGATCAGCCGCAAGTGATGCGCCGCCGGCGCCTGCCCAAGCTCCTTCAAAACTGCCCGGCAATAGCCTTCAAGAGTCTCCCCGGCAGCCTTGCGTTCCAACACCAGGCGCGCCGCTTCCTCGCGAGAAACCACCACGAACCAATCCCCCACCGTCAGTGTCAGAAAGTGGCCGCTTTTTAAAAAAAGCGGCGCAAAAGCTTTTGTTAGTCTGGCTCGTGCCGGTGAAGACAGGGCGGCTCAGAAGACTTAAGGTTTGGCTTTGAGAGTCCCGCCATTGGCGATGATCATCAGCTCCGCCGTGGTCAACTCACGCGCCGTCCGCTCATCCTCATTCTGCACCGCCACCCGCGTGCCATACGCGTCAGGATCGAACTTGCTCGCCATCCATTTGCAGTAATTGGCAATCTCGATCGCACGTTTGAGCTCGTTTTTATCTGACGCCGCCCACACCAGCATCTGCATACCCGCTTTCGCCCACAGGTCCGAGACCTGCTTGCGCGACAGCCGGGCGCGCGCGACGCGTTCACTGTCCCGGGCGATCCAGGCGTTCAACCCGCTGCGGCCGCAGCCCCATAAACGGGCGATGTCCACCAGAAACCATCCGTCATCCAGCAGGGCGATCAGCTCTTCGGTGCGCCGGTCACGCAAGGTTTTGTCCTGGTCCAGTGCCGGTGGCGCCGACGGCGCCAGCAAGCGGGCCACGTCCGGCGCCACCTGCGCCAACAGCGCGAGCCATTCCGGCCGTCCGGCCCGCGCCACCACGGCACTCCGGGCCTCATCCGGGGCATCCGTCCCCCCACACTGTGACATGCGAACGCGGCCCGACGGCGAGCCCCTGATGGATCGTGATGATGGCATGGAGCGTGAAGCCTGTGCCTCTCAAAAGCTTTTGGCTCCGGCCGCGGTCGCGGCTCGGATGCAGCATTCTTGGCGAACGGCCGGGCATGTAATCAAGAAATTTTCCTTGAACTCACGCCCGCAAGAAACATCAGAATAATCACTTTGTAGCGTAATCTTGCTGAATTTGCGACAAAAAAATTTTCACGATTCCGTGATAACCAAAAACCATTTAACAAGGTTTCTAGAAATAATTCTTGATACTTCCGCTTGTGCCGTCACCAGCGGCTGATTAAGCAACGCCGAGGCCAGAGCCCCGTCCCGTCAGCCCTCCTCCAACCACCCCAAACTGATGTGCTCCGCCAGCACACGGCAGCCGGCGGGATTTTTCACCTCCCATCCCGCCAGCGCCGCTTGCAAAAGAATCAAGGCCTCAGCGTGCCAGCGCTGCGCACTTTTGTCCGAGATCCGCAATTTTTCTCCGCAGGCACGCCAGCTCATCACGTGGCGCTCGCGGAGCGGATGATATTGCGAGCGCAGCGACACCACGCGGCGCTTCGTCTGGTTGGGAATCAACAAAATCCAAGACAGCGCCTCATCCATGAGCGATACATCACGTGCGCTGGGCATGGGATAGGCGCGCGAATCGCCGCTGGCTGCATATCCCTCCAGCGCCTCACGGACCATCAGCGCGCGCCCTTGCGCGAGCAGCGTGCTCGGATGCTTCACGCACAGACAGCGCATGACGGCGCCGGCATGCTCAATCCGCCGGCCGATATAATCCGCGGTCAGCTGCAAAGTCATGGTTCCACGCCGCCTCCGGGCCACACAGCCCTGCGGCACAAAGCTTTCCTTGTCCGGCATCACATCACTCCCTTGAGTTAATTGTTGGCGTCGCCCCACCCGGCGCGCTGCCCGCTCACGCCGAAGGGGCGCTTCCTGGCGCTTTGGGCGGCGGAATGTACCAGGCGCGCGCATGATGGTGCGCGCAGAACGAGCTGCCGGCATGCGCCACGGGTGCGTCGCAAAACGTCCAGGGCGCCCCCTCGCTGGTGACCCATTGGCAGGTCCGCGGCCGCGGGCCGGGCTCAAACGGTATGTCAGGTACGTTCAGAATATTCCGGATGGATGTTTCCAACGGCCCAGCGTCAGCGGGGGCCGGCGCCATGCCGAACCCGCCCGCGCCGCAGGCGCGGTTGGCGGCGGGCCGTTCCCCCGCCCCCTCTCCGGTATAGCCGGTTCCCCCGGTTCGGTCCGGGCATTTTGGTGACGCCACGTCAGAACGCCCAAAATGGCAGCGCCGTTGATTCACTTTTGCCATAACCCCCGCCCTGAGCATAAAAAAGCAAAAATAATCAAGATTTTTTTCTTGATTGAATCAAGAAAAAAAATGCACTAAGTTTGCAAACATGATCTTTCCGCAGCAAAAACCCCATCATCAGACGAGACACAGGGAGGGATTTACATGAACAAACTGCAGCACCGCAAAATGTCCTGCGAAAATCTTGCACAAATCGCTGATATTTTGGAACGAGAACGCGGCCTGAACAACAAGAAATTGGCCGAACTCCTGGGCGTTTCAGACGCCGTCTTCAACAATTGGAAAATGGGGAAGAACTACCCCGATCAATATGCGATGTGCCAACTGCATCGCTTGTACGGCGTCACTCTAGACTGGATATATTGCGGGGATCCGTCCGGCCTGCCGCAATGGATTCACCAGCTTCTGAATCTATCTTAGCAGAACCATAAAGATCTTTGCTAATATTGTCCGCGATGTTGCCAAGCCGCCTGCTGACCACCAGAAGCGAGGTGGCAGCCGTCGGGGTCACACCGGAGACCGCGGCATTGCCGAAAATTTCCAACGCTTCGGACAAGCCGAACAATTCTTCAACGATTTCTTGATATTCTTGTGCCACGGAAAGCAACCTTTCTGTAAGTTTAGTTCTGCTACCTTTCCTGTGAAGAGATTTAACGTCAATCGTTTTGATCGTCAATCAATTATTTTTTCTTGATTAAAAGCATTTTTTATTGATATAAGCGGTTCACTCAGGCACGGAACCGCGGAGATGTTTGTCAACTATAGAAACCTATTGGTCTACTCTACTAACATACCGAGACCCGACGCGACCGCCGCCTCGTCCGTTCCGGACCTGTCGACCTTCGCCCAATGAGCGATCGTTGCGCCACCATCCTCGCCCAGAACGCGCGCATCGCCGAGGTGCTGCGCCAGGCGAAAGCGGAACTCGAGGCGATCGGTGAGCCGGACTATTTCACGGCTCCCGGCTATGATTTTAAGGATGTCACCGACGAACTCGAGCACATGGCGCCCCTGACAGACGCAGCCGCGCAGGGCAAAATCCAAGCTTATGCCGACGAGAAAAATTTTAACGACGCGCGCGACACCCTGGCCACGCGGGCCGATTTCATCCGCGACCGACGACTGACCGAATGACGCGCCGTGCCGCGCACAGCATCAGTCGCGCAGCGCCATGCCCCGGCACCCTCGCAGTGCCGAACCTTTGCAAGCGCCCCAGCATTTTCAGCGGATTAATGGTCGGAGTGAGAGGATTCGAACCTCCGGCCCCTGCGTTCCGAACACAGTACTCTAACCAGGCTGAGCTACACTCCGTTGCGCGACCCTATAGCCAAGCTGAGCCGCCACCGCAAGATCTCCGGCACAATTAAGTCAGCGCCCAAACCTTCGCGCCAAAAACTTATATTTTTCAATAGCTCCTAGCCAAAACCGCAGGTTTCCTGGTAGGCTTCCGCATGTGCGAGATTTGCTCCGTCGGACGCCGCGGGTTTGCCAAATTAGCCCTCGGCTTGGCCGCAACCAGCCTGGTCGCCACCGCCTTGCCCTGGCCCGCACGGGCCCGCCACATCAAGCAAAACCTCCCTGTGGTGATGATCGATCCCGGTCATGGCGGCATGGATCCCGGCGCCATCGCGCCTGATGGCCTATATGAAAAGATCATCACCCTTGCCACCGGGCACCTGCTCTATCGCACGCTGTCGCGCACCGGCCGCTATCGGGTGGAGATGACCCGCTCGACCGACGTCTATGTCACGCTGGAAGGTCGCGTCGCCGATGCTGTCGCGGCCAAAGCGGACCTGTTTCTCTCTTTGCATTGCGATCACCTGCCCGAGGCGGATCTGCGCGGCAGCTCGATTTTCACCCTCTCCAGCAAGGCCTCTGACCGGCTCGCGGCCGGCGTCGCGGCGGATGAAAACAGTGCCGACCGCTTCGCCGGGCCGCATTTTTCCGGGGTATCGCCGCAGGTGGCGAACATTCTCGCCAGCCTCGAGACGCGGGCCACACGGATCGGCTCGGCGACACTGGCTGATGATATCCAGCGCTCTTTCACCGGCATCGTGCCGATGCTGCCCGATCCGCATCGCAGCGCCAATTTCGCCGTCTTGCGGGATCCTTCCGTGCCCAGCGCCCTGCTGGAGATGGGGTGCCTGTCGAACCCGCTCGATGAGCGGGTGCTGAAAAGTGCGTCGCACCGACAACTGATCGCAGACCGGCTCACCGGCTCAATTGACGCCTATTTCGCCAATTATGCGGGTGGCCGCGGCATCCGGATGGCGGGCTGA